CCAGCGTTACTGTATTGAAAGTTAACCTTCCATAATGTAGGTAATGAGAGAAAGAACTTTCTATCTCTACTATAACCATCTAGGAAATCATAGGCCTCGCGCATTAATAATATTTATTCAATAACCTATGTTAGAGAAGCGCCTTATCTAGCGTTAGGGTATTTTGTAAAATCCCTATAGAAGTGATATGCAAAAGTAACAGGGAAATTTAACACTTCACCAGAACCTTCGGCTATAGTGTATTCAATATCACCGATGTTTCTTATAGATGCACCAACCAATTGAATGTTTCTAACATCACGAAGTTCTTTATCAATTTGAACTAAATTAATAATTGACTCTTCACCAGGCATGCCATACTGACCAGTTGAGGTTTCATTATCAAAAACATCTCTAGAAGCTCTTTCAAGCTTTGTTCTTATCTCACAATTTTCATCATGATAGAAGTTAACAGTATAACCTTCAGCATTAGCGTATGTTGCTCGTCCAGGAACTTGGAACTGTTGTCCGAAGTAATCTACGTTTTTGTTCTCTATCGTCCTTCCAGGAAGTGAAGCTGTCCTAGCATATACTAAATCCGACTCACCGTCTAGAAAAGTACCACCTACTAATTGTATTTGTTTTACTCGGAATAAGAAGTCTCGAGAAAATTGCTTTCGAGCTGCCCTGGAGAAGAAGTCTTGAATAGTTGTTGCCATAATATTATTTATTAAATGTTTCTATTAACCGCCGATTATCTCTTCGAAATTAGCATCTGTTCTAGTTGCAAAGAAGTTAACTAAGATATATTCAGCCGTTCTAGTAGGCTTAATGTATATATCTACAACTAACTCATTAGCATCAATTACTGATGGCGTATTATTTCTTTGATCACAAACAATCAGGTAATCGAACACCCCTTGATTGTTCTTAGCTCTCTCAAAAATAGGCGTCAGAGCGTTTACAAGTCTTGTTCTAGTAAACTCTGTATTATTCTCAAATACAAAGAACCTTGTAAGCTTTCTCGTTGGTCTTTCTAGATTTAAGAAGAGCCTTCTTACATTAATTCTATCGAATGCACTAGGCTTCTTATTTAAAGTCTTCTGTCCGAATATTACTAATCCCTGCCCTGGGAATTGTGCTACAGGGTTAAGATTAGCCTTATATAATTCGTCTCTCTGCTTCTGATTAGGATTAACTGCTATATCATTAGCATTTGTTACAAGACCTCTTGTAAATCCAGCTGGCGCAAACCATGGGAAGGCTACAGCATCTGTTCTAGCCATCGAGCTAGCTGCAAATGGTGAGAACGGCACGTAAACGTTTTGTCCAGAATATTCATCATTCACTAATGCCCAGTTAGCATAAACTGCTGCATAAGATGTGTTCTGAGTTTCGAACTGATGTCTCGTTGCCCAGTAAATTCCAGTTTGGAAGTTACGATTCTTATCATCGAGGTATTTAACCTTTCCATTGCCTTCAATAAAGATCTGTCTAATTGGATCAGCAACAAAAATACAATCACCTCTTCCACCTCCTAAGTATGGCGGTGAGCAGAATGATTCAAACTTATTGAATACAGCGTTGTAGTTGTTTCTAAGATCAATAGATGTACTTTCAGTAAGCTCTTGTGAAGTTCTTAATCCATCAACAGCTGTTTTTGTAGCGCCGTTGTATATGAACTCATCATAGTAACTTGTTCCTGCTGCACTTGCTATAGCGTGAATGGTTCCTAATCCACCTTCAACAACCACATCAATATCATATAGATCATTGTTCTTAATACCTTCTAACGCCCTGTCGACCTTATTAGGAATATTACCAATATCTTTATTAGTAACAGAACTATCGCTAAATGCACCAAGCGGATATAGGCTATCTGCTTTTCTTAAATGCGATTGTGCGGCAAGTTCAACCTTAATATCTTCATTAATTCCAGTTTCAGTAGAAGACATATTTTCTGTTAATGCTGTAGTATATACTCGAATACGCTTCATGACGTTACCATTTGCATCGAGTGCATCAGTACCTCTTAAGCGGTTAGAAATATAATCATTAACAAGCACTTCTACGTTTCTTGAATTATTATCAGCATTTTCTATGTAATCAGATACTTGTGCTCCCCCGTTAGGATCTTGTTGTGTTGAGAATGCATTAATAGATCCTGCCATTCCATCGGTAACAACATAATCAAGTTTAAATGCTTCGTTAGCGTAAATCGATTTACGTAACTTAAAGACACCTAAGTTAAGAAGATCATCATCAGTTCTATTACTAATATCATAATCTGTGAAGTTATCGATAACTTCAGATATTGAATTTGTTGTTCCGTCGTTAGAACTAGCAGATAACTTAAACTCTAGCACTGAATTACCAAGTGTGGTGTAAGATTCTACACCGTTACCGCTAAGAGAGTTACCGGACTGAGTTACTGTTTTTGTAAATAAAATATTGTCAAAATCAGTCGCAGGATTTAAGTTAGTATTGTCAGCTAAACCAACATAATAACCTTCGAAGTTTGGATTAATTGTTGTTGTCGACTTATTCAGTAACACAACACCAGCTCCGTAAGCTCCGGATAATCCATTTTCACCAAAGCCAGACGTTGAAGCTGTGTCAGACCACGTAAAGGCTGTACCAGCCACTGCTTTGAGGTAATCTGATTCACTTATTTCAAAGTGAGTAGGCTCACCGAGAACATATGTTCCAGACAACACATTAAGGTCATACGAAACACCTTGGTCAGAAGCAGCTGATAATGTAAATGTGGCATTAGTTTCAGTAAATGGCTCTGCAACAGATGGACCAACTTTCGGCACTCCGGATACTCTCGGTACGTCTCCGCTTAAAGTAAATTTCTGACTATTAGTGCCTAGTGCATTAGCGACTGTACCGGATAATGCATTGTTATTTGCAAACCCTACAAGGGCTTGTGAACTTAAACTAATCCCTCTAGCTATTTCCGTACGAAGTGTTGCGATAGAGGAGGTATTATCAACGTTAATTATTGCATCGAACGATAACGTCGACAGCGACCGGGTCATGCCGTATACGTTACCTCCAAAACCGGTGCCACCCGGCGCGTTTAATCTTGAACCAGAGAAACCAACAGTAAACGAAGATAATGATTCATCTCCTGTGCTACCGTCATGCATGTTACTATCTTGGAATACGAGATAAGCACCTGAAAGAGCCGCACCAGATAAGTCTGCATAGGTACTACCCTCGGTGACAAAGTCAGTAATTGCTAACTGGAACGTACTAACTTGGTTAGTTTCTGTATCACCAGTTACTGTAACAACTGGGTAAACTAAAGCACCATATTTAGATCCAAATCCATCTCCCGACCCAGCGCCATATGGTAATCGGCTAGCGTAAATGGTAGCTGGTGAGTTTAATAATTCGTTAATTGAGTAGTGAAAGTATCTTTCTGCAGAGTTTGTCGGAGTTCCGAAAACTTGAACTAATTCTTGTTTAGTTGTTATAGTAAGAACTTCATCTATCGGTCCTTGTTGTGCAAATCCTGTAACGTAAACGTTAGTGCCAACATTTGCTGGTGCGGTAAGGGAAAGATCTGATTCTCTAATTTCTACTCCGGGTGAGTTAATCGTACGCTGTGCCATAAAATTATTTATCCTTCTTTAGACAAATATATTCAAAAATTTATGACTTCGGTATGTAATTGTGAGTAAACAAAGGTGAATCCAGACGTTATCTCGTCTGGATTTTGATAACTATACTCTACCCCGTTTACTGTGGTAGGAAATGCTTTAGTATATGTAAATTTTATACGATTATTGTTAAATTCATCCTTACCATAAATCGTGAGATCTGTTTGATAATCTTTAAAAGTTGGATCACCTGCGTTTGTATTTATTTCTCTCTCATTATACCTACCTTCATATTCACTATGTAAAAGATTCAGCCATTGATATAGCACCCAGTAGTTCTTATACTCATTATCTACATTAAAGCTTACACTTACAGGCGGGTAAGGGTTTTTACTATGAGATGATACATATAATGTACTACCTGCATACCTATTTTCCATAGCAGGTACTGTTATTTCTGGTACAGTTGTACCAAATATGGAATATTGAACAGAATCTGGAATAATTGTTGAATTTGTTTGGTTAAACTTCTTACTAAATTCCTTTAAAATAGGCGGTACATCAAAAACAAGTAAGAACTTATCAGCTCTTGACTTGTTTAGCATTGCCTGCTGCATAGAGTTTGTAGCCATATAATATATTTATCTATAAACTAGTTGGTCGCCATGGT